ATCCGACAGCTTATCTTGCGCGTCATCATAGCTATCCATGCGCTTGAACAACGTCACCATGCGTTCTTCCATACGCGCCAACGACACAATGGCCTTTGACATGTCGTCTAGCTTTTGTTCTATCCGCTCTAATCGCTTTTCGTCAGCCATGTCAGACCTATGTAATATCGTCGGTAATCTCTACACGAATATACCCGTTATTTGGGAAAGTTTCTATAGAGCCGTCCCCATACTCTACTTCAAATTCAGCTTGGTATGATCCAACGGTATCTGTGTCTGCGGCAACCCAAGCATATTGCACAATGCCACCTGATGCTGGCGATACAATAGTTGCAGCGGCATCTGTCACTGTTGTCGTGCCGCCAACTTCGCGCATGTGAAAGCGAACGGACGCATCTGTCAAATTAATAACGTCACCGTCACCGTCTTTTAGCGTGGCACGTATCTTTGGCGATGTATCATTTTGCTTGATGTAGAAGGTCATTATGCCGCCTCATTGTATTCAGGTTCAACTATAGCACTATTTGGCGTTAGTTCATACAGTTCCAGTTCGTTTTCGTCTACAGCCTCGATGTCAACGCTGTTGGGTAATCCATTCACCACTTCTATGGTGCTATTACCGCGCAGCACAAATTGCTGTTCATATTCGTCAAATTCTTGGCGGCTAATGGTATAGCGACGGAATGACGTAAAGCCTTGTAAGCTAAATGAAGCTGCGTCAAGTTTTGCGCTTACGTCAAAGTTCACGTCTTGCAAGGTAAGCGTGAAAGTTGCTTCATCCACCGCTTCACTGATGTCTTTTAATGCATCCTGTCCCGCAAGGGTAAAGGCACCAGCATCATGTGAACGGCTGATTGCAAAGCTAACATCTTGGCCAGTTAGCGCAAATGACGCTTCGTCAACTGCTTCACTAATGTCTTTTAGTGCATCTTGTCCAGCAAGCGTAAAGGTTCCACTATCTAACGCGGCAGCAACCTTAAAGCTGGCATCTTGGCCACTTGATGTAAATGTACCTACATCATGCGCCCGACTGATTGTGAAGTTCGCACCTTGGCCAGTGAAGTTCAGGCTAACATGGCGCATGAACTCCGAAACATCTTTTGTATGTGGCAAGCCTGTTAGCGCAAAGGTGCCATTCTCTAATAGCTTGCTAACAGCAAATGTAACATCTTGACCCGTTGACGCGAAGGTGCCGCCATCAAGTTTCGCGGATGTTGTAAATGCAGCATCTTGGCCACTTAACGCGAACGATGCCTGATTAAGCTGCGCAGATATGTCAAAGGTTGCGGATTGACCCGTTAAAGTGAATGAAGCCTGATCCGCGCCTTCGCTAATATCTTTTAGCGCATCTTGACCGACTAATGTGAATGCGCCATTGCCGTGCGAACGGCTTATAGTAAATGCCGCCGCTTGGCCCGTTAAGGTGAACGTGCCTGATGCCGCGTCAAAGATATATTCTTGCGCTTGTACACCACTATCCGCGAGTGGTGCGGAAGCTAATGGTGTAAAGCCAAGCATAGGTTATGACTTCCAGTAAGTACGACCAGACGTGATGGTGCTATTGATGCGCGTCATGTCTTTGCCGCCATCTGTGTACTTGCTGTCTAGCACTTCCGCTTCCAAATGCATGACCATGTTGCCGACTTGCTTTTTCTTTTCAGCATCGCCCTCATGTTCCATTTTCATGCCGTTCTGGATGTTTTCAATCTGATCGCACATGTGCAGCAACTTTAGGTAGTCGCGGTCTAATTCATTCACAGCCATCTTAGTTTCCTTCTAGTGTAGCTATACGCGCTTCTAGCGCATCACATTTCGCCGACAACTCTTGCACGGCTTTTACAAGAATAGGATACGATCTAACGTAATCCGCTTCTAACTTTTCTGGGTTTGCCCAATTCACTAAGCGTGTGCGTGATGACGATGAGTGGTCTAGCTCAACATCGTGCAAATCTTGCGCAATGAACCCAATGTCTGGCTTTGCCCCCAGTGACCCATCGCGGCGGTTCCAAGTAAACTGAACTGGGCGCATGTCGTTGATGAAGTCTAGGCCATACGGAATGTCTGCGATTGCAGTCTTATCGCGCTCATCAGACAGGCTGCTTATTGTCTGAACATTGCAGCGCAGTGAGGTTATATTATTATCGCCAAGGGTGATTTCGTTTGTTGCAGTTGCACCACTAGGCATGGCCTCAAAACCAATGACTGTAACATTTGAGCCTGTTGTTAGTGCGTTTGTGGAAGAACCACCTTGTTGATACCCCGCATTTCTGCCGACAAGTGTATTATTTGATCCCGTACTGACACTAAAACCAGCACTAGTACCGCAAGCTACATTACTATCCCCTGACGTTACAGATTTTAAAGCACTGTTACCAAATCCTGAGTTTGCCCCGCCTGACGATAATGTGTATAAAGACGACACGCCAACTCCTACATTAGCGTTGGCTGTCCCGCCAGAGTAACCTGCGTCATAACCCACAAAAATGTTGTAATCGCCGCCATCTAAATCATAGCCAGCTTGATAGCCTATCGCTACATTATAATAGCTATCATCGGTAGCACTCCCCATCACTTGGTAGCCAATGGATACGCTCTGGGTTGTTCCGCGCGAGTTTCCTCCGATAATAACTGCATTCGCGGTTGATGTGGATAATACATTTGATTGGTAACCTGCAATCGTATTATAGTCCCCACTAAATAAGGCACTGCCTGAACCATAACCGATGGCTACGTTATAATATGGGTTGCCTGTGGAGCTACGTCCCAAAGCATCATAACCTATAGCAACTGAATTAACATGGAAGCCATCTGACATTGATAAAGCGCCAACGGCTACTGACCTATCTCCAGTGCAGTCATCCATTGCGAGATAGCCAACTGCTACTTGGTAGTCTTTACTATCCGCATCTATATTCCCTGCATTGTAACCAAGATAAGTGCCGCCAGTTAAAAAATCACCACCGCCACTACCTACGCCAACCGCAGTTGAATAGCTATCTGTGGTATTCTGCGCCATGCTATTTTGACCCACCGCCACATTATAAAAAGCTGTGGTTAGTGCGCCCCCAGCATTATATCCTAACAATACATGGCCACTACCTGTAGTTATTTCATCACCTGTGCGATTTCCTATCGCTACTGAAAAGCCGCCTGTTGTCGCATTTTGTAAGCAATTACGTCCAATAGCTACGTTATAGCTACCCCCAGATGACGTAAGGCTTTCCAGTGCGCCATCGCCTATTGCAATATTATCTGTATTAAGATCATCAGGCCATGCGCTTTGCCACAGCATCGCCGTGCCAGTTTGGTCAGGCAGCGTAATCGTGCGGTCAGCAGTTGGGTCAGTAACGGTTACAGTGGTTTCAAAGTCGTCTGCTGTTGCGCCTTCGAAGATGATATTTTCGGTCAAGTAAATCCGACCTTCTACATCAATGCCTGTTGACGCGGTGTTTAGTTTTAATGATGAAAAACCAGTAGATTGATCTGTATATCTAAGCTGCGCTTCCCCACTTGTTCCATCTGCTATTAATAAAGAAGCATAGCCGCCATTATTATTTTCTGCACCAATAAAAACACCTTTATTTGCAGCATGGTTTGTGATGTAAAGGTTGCCAGTGTTGTTGTCTATAACTCCTGATATTAAACCAGAGCTATGACTGATTTCTAGATCGGAACCATCCCCAAAGACAGCTTTGTCATTGTCGCCAAAAGATACATCCCCAGTAAACGCCCCGCCACTCGCTGGCACAATATCTTCTGCCGCCGCCGTAATAAACACAACTGCATCGCCCGACAAATCAAGCAATGCGCCCGTTGAACTTTCTGTCAGTGTGCGTGAAAGCGTTGTTCCTGTGGCCGTATATGTACCTGTCCCAATTTCCCAGCTATCGCCATCTTCTATTGTGTAACGTACACTGTCGCCATCAGATACACCGCCATCAGCAAACGATTGATAACCTGTTTCGGCACTGCCTAGTGTGATGGTGCCTGTTCCAGTTGTGGACGTAGCGACCTTAACGCGATTGGCTAGAACAACCATTTTTCACCTACTTATGAAAGTTGAATAACACCGTTGCTGTCGTCAAAGTTGAACGTAAAGCTGTCGCCGTCATTCAGTGTTAGTGCAGAACCATAATCATAATAACCCAAGATAGGATCAGCGGGTGATGTCACTGTGTCATTGTAGATATACAAATATTGGAACGGGCCAACTGATCCACCTGAAGCTGTCACCGTCAAATCGGCCAAGACAAGTTTATATGTGCCGCTTGTCTGCGATGATGATGTTGTAGTGATGTTTCGTGATGATAGGTTTGTATAAGAAACTTCTGTCACATTACCCAGAATGCCATTGCCATCTGATGCAGGGTTAGATGTTTCTGAAGCGGGTGCAGTATTCGACAACGCAGCAACGAATTGATCGCTCTCTAAGTCCATATTATGAACCATGTTTAAAACTGCATCGTTTACCTTGTTGAAGGATGCCATGTGAGGAACTCCGTAAATTAAAGCATATGCAAGCGCATTCTAGCGCATTTGCGGTTATTTGCAAAGACTAGGTTGGCGGTGCTGGCCATGTCGGGTTTGCAGGGTCAGTTGTGTTGGACGGCAAATCACGCAAAGCCTGTCGATAGCTGCGCCATGATGCCTTTTGGTCATCGCTTAAAGGCGCATCTGGCATCTGCGTCCAATCAGTAGCTTTGAGCTTAGTATTTCTATCAATGCGCAATTTACCCCAATCAAAATCACTCATTTCTTCACCTCTAGCGCAAATAAACCATATACGATGCCTATGACCGAAGAAGTATTGCCACTGTTTGCAGTTATGCGAACCCCTACAGTATTTGTCCCCGCTGATGCTGTAATTCGCATCATGTAGGCACAAGGTAATCCAAAGAAGTCTTGCACGGGTGCATTTGAAACAGCCCCTATTCCAGATGCTACACTGCCATTTTGCAGAATGCTTAGATTGACCGTATCACCAGCCGTAGAGGAACCCGCTGTCCAGTTAAAGAGGATAACCAATTCTGATCCACTGTCACAGTTTGTAATTGATGCCGTTACGTCTTTTGTGCTGCCAGCCGTAAGGGTAAATGCACTTTGCCCACTTGTACCAGCCTTTGTTACTGAATTTGCTGCAAGTTGTGCTGTATCAACGCCACCCGATTTGATAATCAGGTTGCCCGAACCGTCACTGTCTAAGGTTACGTTATCAATTTGTATTTGGCTTGCTGTCAGGGTTCCGCGTATGGCCGCTGAACCAAATTCAGCAAATCCAGTGTCGCGTTCTATTTTCCAGCCTGACGTATCAGCAACATAGTTATCGCTTTCAAGGTCAGCGGCAACTTGAATTGCTCCAGTTGGTGTGGTGAATACGATGGTTTGCGCAGATGTAACTCCGTCAATCGTCACCGTAAAGGCTGATGACCACTCCTTTAGATTAGTGTCTGTTATGTCAATCTGTGGCTGCGTCAAAGCCCAATCTGTAGTTAAGCCTGTGAACGATGCGGTTGATACGCTGTAGCTAGTTGCAGACGGTGTGCTTGGCGCATCTGCATCTGGTTCAAGTAACTGATAATAAACACGACCTGAAATAACCGTATCACCAGTATCACCATCAGCACCTGTCGCACCTGTCGCACCATCGGCACCATCTTGCGGGTCAGCTTCAGTTGTTACAGCACCAGTGCCAGTAGAAAAGTCAGACGCATTGCCCGTAAAATCTACTGCTTTAAGGAAGTAATACCGTGTTGTGTTTTGCGCTAGACCACCATGCACAAATTCGGTTGCGGCTGTTGTACCTAATAAAGTTGCGCCCGTAGATGTATTGCTGGTGTTTACATAAATCTGGACTTCCTTGAAATCATCATCAGTTGGATTTGTCCACGATATAAAGTTAGAGCGATACCCACCAGAACCGCTAACTGATGTAGGTACAGCGGGTGCATCTGTATCCGCATCAGCGGTAAATGTTACATCAGCTTGGGTTCCCACATAGCCACTGTCCGTAATAGCGGCAACGACGAATGTATAACTATCACCATCAACAAGAAAACCTGTCTCGAAAGAATTGGTGTCTGTAGTGCTTTTATTAAAGATACCTGTTGTGTTGTTCTTATATCCTACAAGATAATTACTAAGGAAAACATTATCAGGCACATCCCAAGTCAGTGTAGCAGTAACGGTGTGCGTTCCATCAGTCGCTATATTTGTATTTTGTGGGGTGGTAACGGCTAAGTTTGAAATGTCCAAATTCGCCCGTGGATCAGGCAATGTGCTGCCATTGCTTGTAATGTCAGCTTCTTCTGCCGTCCAACTAAATGCTGCCGAAGATGTTTCGAGTAGTGTAAGTGCAACGCGCAGATCACCCGCATCGCCATCATTCTTAAACTTCCAGCCGATAACCTCAAACTCTTTTGATGACCATCCGTAACGGTCAATCGTCAAAGATATAATATCGCCGCACTCTACCTCAAACGCCTCTAGGCCAAAGTCAGCCGTGAATGTCATCTGCTCACGACCACGGTATAGCGTCATCTTCGCTAGTCGCTGCGCCATAGCTGATGACGTTGTGAATGGCAGTGTAAGGTCTAGCGCACTTTCCACATCACTGTCGTCACTGATAAATACGTCTGAGCGTATTTCAGGGTAGTCAGCCTGAACGTAGCGATTTTCAGCATCAATAAATGTGCCGCGCACGATGTTAAAGTTGTCACGCCGCGAATGCTTCGTTTGTAAATTTATTTCACTGCGCAGATCATCAAGTGTAAAGGTTTTTACAGGTGAGACATATTCTCCAACCTTTAGGTGCCATTTCCCCGCGCCCCAGAACAAAGTGCCAGCGCAAGCCGTCATCATGTCGCCCAAGATGTTAGATGGTGTCCTAGCTAGGCTGATAACACCGTTAATTTCATAACGCTTTTCTGTTAATGAACTGCCGCGCACCGCTGTACCAGTTCCACTGCCTACGCCAGTTGCCGTAAATGTAACCCCTACTGTATTTGCGCTTGCACCAATAGCAGTGAAATCTGTCGTTCCGACGGTTTTAATAGTGTAAGACTTGCCAACAATAAAAGACCCAGCATCTGTTGCAGCTAGATTTACAGTTTCATCACACGCATCTGCCGCAACCTCAAAAGATAGACTTGCTGCGTCGCCGTCGTTGTCTAAACCGTACGTTGATGTCAGATAATCACGAATACACAACGCAGCATTTGCACTGTATGAAGTTGTGCTTGTGCGCGGATCGTAGACCTTCTTGCCCTTAACTTTAGCTGTAATAAGGGGTATTCCATCTGCAAATATATTTTGGTTGTAATTAAATTTGACATAAAGACAGGCAATGCCCTCACCTTTAAAATTGCTATCTTCATTATTTGTTGGGTCTAACCCATCAACTTGCCAAGATGGCCGCTCATCAGACGCTATTGGGGAAGATGCGCCAGTTATTGTGGAATATATATTTTGATTATCTGCGCCCGTAAACTTTAAGATTTGCACCCTTTTAAGGCCATTACTATCCGTCCAATCATCCTCATCCACAAATCCATCTGCATCTAACGCAACAACTTTATCGTTGAGGTAGATGTCACCAATTTCTTCCACTTCGTGACCCGCAAGGCAGATTATTTGGTGTAGATAGCGATTTTTGTATCCATCATTACCCGTGGTAGTTTCAGCAAAAGTAATTATGCCTCCCTTGCGTACTTCACCGTAAACTATTTGTTGTGGGGCAGTTGCTTCTCGAATGTTTACAAGCAAGTTTTGAATGCCAAAGTCTGGTTTTGGCCCAAGGGCAGCCAATGCCCATGATGTGACTTGGCCTACACCAACATAAACTGCTGCCGTAACCAAAAATTGCCCGAATCCTGATGTGATGTTCAGTGCTTCAATAACATAAGCTGAGATAGCTTCAACGCGCGGAACACGATCCCAATCATTCCAATTCTTAATTGTAATATCGCCTAGCTTGTACTTCATGCCTTAATCCACGCGCTTTTGATAAAGTCTATCTGTTGAGAAATTACACCTTTCTCACCCAGAAAGATAGCCTTTGTGCCTATCGCTATGCCTAGCGCATCACCTATAACCCACCGCCTTGCACGATCAGTCGTAACCAGCGCACCCTTCGGCGGTATGCGATCTATGCGCTTCATCTTTCGGTCAATCGCTTCATCAAGAGAATTAGCCTGAAACACCTTACGCAGTTCGTCGCGCTTTAGGTACAGACCATTCTTTGTGTATTTCCCAACCCAATCGTCGGCCCAACCTTCGCCGTACATCGCCCGATACGCATTGTTGGTGAACATAAAGCAATCATTTGTGTGCCACTGAAACGGCACATCACGCACTTTGCGTATGTACTCATTCAGCGCATCAAGGTCAGGCTTCATCCCTACCCCAGACAATTTTCGTGTCTTGCAATCCCTGCACCCAATCAAAGAACGTGTCGGCTGCGGGATCACCACTGTTGCCATCGTCTAGCCACTTACGTTTTCGCACCTGCGCATGACTTTCTGACGTGTAACGGCGCACGTTAGGACGCTCCAGAATAATAAGACGGCTCTCTACTGTCAGGCTGATCGTTGACGTTTCACCACTGTCTTGGATCGTCATTTGATCCATGTAGCCACGGAATATTTCCACAGTTTCGCTGCCAATACCCCAATAGATTGTCACAAGCCGACCTTGGTATTCTTCTGTCAGCGCATAAGTCAGGATCGTAGATGATATGCCACTCAGCGTAAGCGTAGTGCCACGCGCAGATAGGTCTGACGCTTCTTCTAGCCCCTGAATGGTAAGCAAGCTGCCTGACCCAGTGTAAGTGTCGCTGCCAATGGTTTTGTCACCGTACCCTGTCCATAGACGCACGTTTGCCGTTTCAAACGCCAGATCAACTGCGTAGAATGGCTCAATCTGGTCTGCGTCTATCGCCGTAAGTAATGCCGCTGGAACTGTTCTCATAGTGCTTCAAACGCTCCGAATGTGATGCCGTAAATGCTGGCCTCATTGACTGACCAGCTTTGCTGATTGCTTGCAAGTCTAAATGTACCTGATGCACTGGTCAAATCCGCTGTAGCTGATGATGCTGCATCGCGTAGCGCGGGCCATATCTCAAGTGTGCCGCTGCCGCTTTGATCTTCCAGAACCTTGTATAGGCGTGTACTTGTGCCTGTGCCTAATGAGAAATAATCGCCAGCTTTTAGCGTACCCGTCATCGCCACAGTTACGCTGCGATCCCCAACTGAGCCTGTGATAGTCGCAGAAGTCGCTGTGCCGCGCACTGAGGTGGCAGAAGGGTCATTTAGTAAGAATGTACCGAACTGACCGCGTAAGCTCATCAGGAAGGCAATCCACTGATCTGCGTCGGCGCGTTTCATTGGTGGCAGTGTAATATCAGCTTGCCATGCTTCGCCGCTGTAAGCGTGGGCCTGACCTTTTAGCGTGAAAGGCGACTGACTATAGGCAACCGTATTGACCGCCCGTAGTTCAATAGAAGCAATGCCCGTATGTGACGGCAGGGTTAAGGGGTACGAAATCATGTCCATCTCCCATGATTTTTGTGATACATGTTTTCACATTCAGCACTTTTTCTCATACGAACTGCCTCCGCGAAACAACCAGAATACCCAACATACTGACTTCCAATCCGAACCTTCCATCCTTTTTGGTGATGATTAATGCCAAGAATACCGCTTCTGTTATCGGCTCTGCGCTTTATATTCCTTGCATTCTGTGTTCTTGAAGCACCTCTAAGATTTTTAATGTTATTGTTATCTGGATTGCCATCAATGTGGTCAACTTCATCAGGCCAATAACCGTGATGAATAGCAAATATTACTCTATGCTGAAGTAACCTTTCACCGCAAAAGCCTATATACCAATAGCCATTTTTCTTTTTATCGCCAGCTATTTTACCCGCCCAACGTCTTGTTGCAGACTTAGTTTTAAGTTTGTTTTTCCAGATCAACTTACCATCTTGATATCTAAGATATTTTTTTAATTCAGATATAGAAGCCATTATGCAAACGCCCTTCCATATGAACCGCCACGCCGTTTCGCATCCGCGACCGCCGCTTTCGCGCTTTCCGCAATCTGTGGCATCAGTGATTTGATCTCTGTGCGCACGGTTTGTTGTACGCCTGTTGATACGTTGATGGTTTGGTTTACCACTACTGAACCGCCGCCGGCCATCTTATCGTTAGGCACGATAGAACCGGTGCGTGAAGGCACAAACAATTCTGGCCCACGTTCACCCACGACATAAGGGTTTCCGCGCTGTACGGGGCCACCTATGGCCTTCATAGGTGTACCGCCAAGCGATGGAAATGCTGCCGTTATCGCATTCGTGATAAAGCCGGTGATCTGTTTGACAACAAACACGCGGTAAAGTTCCTTGATAATATCAGCGGCCATTGCGCGGAATGCATCTTTGGCCTTCATGGTGCCGTCAACCATAGACATGAATGCATCACCAAACTTGTCACCGATCATGTCAGCAACGGTTTCCACCTTCGCGCCGGTTTCTTCTGTTTCTTTACGGATGCGCTTGAAGTATGAAAATACGTCAATGACAGTCATGTTTTTCAGGTTATCGCGCAAATCTTGAATACTTGTGTATGGCTGATCTAATTCAGTACTCAAATCTTGTGATTTGAATAGCAAGTCTTGCATTGCAGCGTTGTTTGCATCCAGCCTATCCTGAAGCCCCTGAAATGCTTCAGCACCTATATCTGTCGGCAAGTTTAAATCGAAGTTTCTGTTAATCTCCTCTGCGGTTGCTCTAGTAAACTTTAAGAACTTTTCCGTTATGTTTGAAATCATAGTGAGAAACTGAAATTCTAGTTCATTGAAGTATAAAAGAGCGTTTGTTTTGAACAACTCAATTTGCTTTGCGCCACGGGTAAACGCTTCGCGCACAATTGCCGGAATGCCTGACACAACAATTACGAATGCATTTAATCCGTTTATCAATCCATTTATTACGGCTTTGCCAACTCGTCGAAGTAAGTCAAAACCTTTTACAACCAGATCAACCGCCGGACGCACAAAGTCAATAAGTGGCTGGAATGCAGTTTTCATATCTGCACCAAACCGCTTGAAGTCGAATGATAGCTTGGTTGTTTTATCGCCCATCATTGCGATAGCACCGCCAACCGCAATCAATGCACCCAAGATCATCCCTTTTGGCCCGAAGATGGAAGCAAGTTGAGGTGCTTGCATGGTCATAATGCGCAGTGCATCAGTACCCATAGAAGCCTGAACCGCCATATCTTGGAACTGCAAAGATGCCATGCCCAAACTACGGGTCATGTTTTTATTGGCCTTGCCAACGCCCTGCATCCCGCGAACGTGGCGGTTCATATTGGCCGTTGACTTCATCATGGTCTTATCAAGTGAACCAAGCTGCGCTTGTACCTTCTTCATTTCAGGCACAGCGTTTCCAACGGCATCCATGCGAATGGTTAAATTAGTCTGTGCCATTGTCTTTTTGCTCCGACTTGATCTTAAAGTATGCGACCCATTCGTTATATTCTGAAAGGCTGATTTGCTCTATTTCACCTATGGTTTTGCCAAGCAATTCAGCCAATGCAATCAGATTATATCTAAACGGATCGCTTCTTAGTTTTTTTCGTGTTCCTCTATAGTCACACTTTCAAGAACCGCACCAAACACCTTCGCAATCAAGTTGATTGGTTCGCCCATCAATATTGGCTTATCTTCAAGTGAAAATGCCTTTTCTCCGGCATCGTCTTCACACTTGCGAATGATCATATCAATCATAGCCGACATAGTTGGGTTGTTGATGAAATCCTTGTGTTTACGTTGGATTTGCTCCATATCACGCGCTGAAACCGTTGTGAAATATAGGCGAAGCGGTGTATCCCCTTCGCCCCATTCTTCCACATCCAGAAAACCCCGTTCTTGTTCCGCCCGTTTTGCTGCAATGCGTTTCGCTAGTGACATATTACGCTACCGTTGTTTCCGTTAGTGCGACAGAACCTTGAAGCGTTAATGATGCCTCAAC